CAAAGTAGTCTAAGTCTGCCCAGTGATTTGTTCCATCACCAATTTTAAATTTATTTGTATCTGATTCCCAACCCATTTCACCAGCATTTAATACTGGGTTTGCAGATGTCCACTGTGAAGCAGTTCCTCTGCGCTGTTGCATTCTGGTTGCCATTATTACTCCTTTGGTATATATTATAACAGATAATTAATTAAAATTATCAATAGCCGTTCCACCATCATATGTTGCTTCAAATGATGATGTATTATATAGTCCCGCACTTACAAGAACGCCAGGTTCATTGTATGCTCCACCGCTAATAAAAGTACTTACGATTAAACCACTTCCATCAATTGCTGTATCGTGAATATGATCTTGCAATATTTCTGCATCTTCAAGTGTTGCAATTGCAAGCCACTCAGAACCATAATAAACGTGCATACGCTCTGTTAATGTATCAAACCATAATTTTCCATTAGTTGGGGAGGCAGGTGCTGTAGCACCAACAACCATTCCTGCTATTGAATCTACATACGATTTTGTTGCTGCATGTGTGTTTTCAGTAGGGGTGGCAACTGTAACAGTTCCTCCAAAAATACCGCCTTCGGCTACGTTAATGCCGTGCTTTACTCTGAAGTCTTTATTTACTGTTGCCACTTCCAACCTCTATTCTTTAATTATGCCTCAATATAGATTTTGTGTACTTTAACATCAGTATCTGCTGCTGCACCAGTAACCTGAAGAAGAACGTTTCCACCGCTGTACACGGCGTCAGTTGTTCCTAATACTGCGTTACTGATTACATCTGCATACTCTGTTAAGTAAACGTTATTTGATCCATCTACAGTAACCAAAACTTCAATTACTTCAATATCAGTACCCTTTTTCATCTGTACGATATATTTAGCACTTGAGTATGTTGCTGTTGACCATGTATCAATTGTTGTTGCTGAAGTTGATGCGGTAGCAAGAGCAGTACCAATAAGAGCATCTGGAAGAGCAATACTTGTCGCTGCTGCTGCACCAAGAGTTGGTGTAACAAAAGTTGGGCTATTGGTAAATGCTACTGTTCCAGAACCTGCTTCATCAGTTAATGCTGCTGCAAGGTTTGAAGAAGATGGAGTTGCAAGGAATGTTGCCACGCCTGCTCCAAGACCTGAAATACCAGTTGCTACTGGAAGACCAGTTGCATTTGTTAAAGTTGCTGCTGATGGAGTTCCAAGATCAGGAGTTGTTAATGTTGGTGATGTAAGTGTCTTGTTTGTAAGAGTTTGTGTACCTGTTAATGTTACTACAGTTGAATCAATATCAAGAGTGTTTCCAGTCTTGTCTAATCCTGTACCCGCAATAATTTGTCCCAAACCAGTAAACTGAGTAAAAGTAAGTGCTGTAGTGCCAATTGTAATTGAACCATTGTTAGTTAATGTATAACCTTGATCAGCGTTTACAGTTCCTTCTTCTACGAATACCGCAAAATTTGAAGTAAGTTCAGCACCTGTATCTGCATCAGTTGAACGATCTGGAGCACCAGATGCCTTAACTACATAGATACCGTTTTCTGAACCAGTCGCTTGATTTTTAACAAGAACACGGTCACCTGTAGCAAGAGTTACTCCGTCAAGAGTATCTCCATTTTCTAGATCGGATGCAAGGGTTACTGCTGCAGTTGTTGCTGCACGTACTGATGCTTTCCAATCAATACCCTGTGCTGCTGAGTCTACATAATTCTTTGTTGCTGCATCTGTTCCATCAGTTGGTGTACCAAGACCTGTGATCTTGTTTGTGCCCATTGCAATTGCGCCAGTCATTGTACCGCCAGCAAGTGCTAGTTTGGCTGCAAGATCTGTTGTAAGCCCTGAAATCTTTGACTGTGCAATTGCTGCTGCTGAGTTAATGTCAGCATCTACGATTGTATCGTTAGCAATCTTTGCTGAGGTTACTGCACCGTCTGCAATTTTTGCTGTTTCTACAGAGTCTGCAGCAAGTTTACCAGCAGTTACGTTAGCATCTGTAATTTTTGCTGTGGTTACTGCACCATCTGCAAGTTTGCCAGTGGTTACGTTTAGGTCTGCAATCTTTGCTGTTGTTACTGCGCTATTTGCAATCTCTGCTGTATCAACTGCTGAATCTGCAATTTTAGCGTTTGTAACTGAGTTTGAAGCAAGTTTTGCATCTGTTACGTTTGCATCAAGAATCTTTGCAGTTGTAACTGAATCTGCAGCCAATTTTGCTGCTGTAACATTTGAGTCAACAATCTTTGCAGTTGTAACTGAGTCTGCAGCAAGTTTTGCTTCTGTTACGTTAGCATCTGTAATTTTTGCTGTGGTTACTGAATCTGTAGCAAGTTTTGCTGCAGTTACGTTTGCATCTGTAATTTTTACGGTAGTTACTGAATCTGAAGCAAGCATTGTTGCTGTAACTGTACCAGTATCTCCAGTAGTAATAACTGTTCCATCTACGTTTGGAAGTGTAATTGTACGGTCTGCTGTTGGGTCAACTACTGTAAGTGTTGTCTCATAAGCGTCTGCTGTTGCACCTTCAAATGTAATCTGTGTATCAAATACTCCAACTGCTGCTGGTGCTTTCCAAGCAACGCCATTTGTTGCGGCTGAGTCTGCAGTAAGAACATAGTTATCAGTTCCAACGGCAAGACGAGTTACTGCGTCTGCACCAGATGCTACTAGTAAATCACCTTTTGCGTCTACTAATGCTTCTGTTAATATGTCGTGAGAGTTAACGGTAGCAGTTGATCCTTCAACTACCAGCCCCGCTTTTACTCTAAAGTCTTTTGTTACGGTTGCCATCTTTTATCTCCTTGGTTAAGCCTTTAATCCCATACGCATGTAGCGTAGGGTTATAGGGGTTTGTCCTCCCACTGGAACAACAGTTAACGAAACTGTGTCTCCAGCCCGTGAAACAGAGATGGTGCCAATATTCCCATCATTGTCTATCGTTGCATATTCACTAACGGAAATATCTGTACCGTCAATAAGTATGGTCATCTCTGTGGCGTAAAATTTATTTGCGCCTCCAGAAGTCTTTTTTAATGAGATCATATATTTCATTGATCTCCACTCACTTGCTGTAAAGTTATCAAATACAGTTGAGTTTTCAATACCGTTTATTGTTGCTTCGTTATTTCCATAACTTCCCAAATCTGTTGCTTGGGCTGAGGCGGTATCAATTAAATCTTCATAGTTTTCCTGGGTTGGTCGATCTCCAGTTTGAAATAGTGCTTTGACTGCTGCGAGTGATGTTCTAGCCATGTTGAAATTATATCACATTATTAGAGAATATAATTGCTAGTACCAATAACCTGAAGAGGAATTGCTGGTACTCCAGAGTATGGTGAAGGTATTCCAATTGTGCTAAATCTAATTCTAAAAGGTAAAATTTCACTAATCTTTATTCCAGTATTTATTGGAATAATTTTAGCAACTGCGTAATCTACTGATTCAACCTTTTTGGTTCTTTGTATAGTTTCATCAATAATTATTGCTGAAGCCATTACGACTCGCTATTTGTTACATCTTCAATAATAATCATTGTGCCACGAGCAACTGTCCAAACCCTACTTTCATCACTTAACTCAATATCAAAAATATCTCCTGTTTCTAAAAGAACTGATTGATCTTCATTTAATGAAACAGTAAATTCACCATCTCCATCTAATGCTGTAGGAGCAGGTGCTAACTCTACAATTAATTCTGCATCATCTGTAAATTCTCCAGGTTTGGTGTTTGGTCTTTTAATTTCCATTGCAATTGTCCAGTCTTCAATTACTAATGGATCTTTGTTGTCATCTGTTACATATACTCTAAATGCTGCTGTGTCTCCTCTAACTACCGTCCAACTTACCTCTGGTGGTTTTAAACCAACTAAATAAGAACTTTGCTGTTGCGATCTAAGTGTTGCCATTATGATAATCCTGCTTTCAATGATCCCCAAGTACCGTTGCCTTTTGGTTGACCAACAACTAATATTCCAGTTGTTGAATTAGCCTTTCCTACTATTGCTACTGCTCCAGAACCAGTTGCTGGTTGTGTTGCTGTTAATCCTCCACCATCTGCTACATAAAGAATATCACCAGCAGAAAATGAATTTGTATTTGCGTTAAGTATTACTCCAGAAATAGTAACAACACCATCTGTATTATTTCCAATTGCTGAATCTGTTAATCCTAAAACTGGAAATGTAGTAAGATTGTCAGAATCACATTTTGCAATTGTTGGCTTTGTTGAAAAACCAGTTATATAAACTGGAGTTGCCTTTGCAATAGTTGCACCACTTATATTTCTAACTTCTATAGTATGATTTACAAGATTAGGCAATATAAGTTCAATTTGCTCTGCTAAATCTTGTAAGTCTCCATGAATATTTACAGGATCACTAAATAGTGGATAAGGAAGATCATAATTTGCGGTTGCACCAGTAGCCATAATCTTATTATTATACCACTTCATACTATAATATTTTAAATAAATTATGCGAGGGTATTGATAAAGTTGACTCAAAACCCTAAATCGTGTTATAATTAATACACTACCGAAAGGTAGTTTTTGTTTCTAAGGAGGTAACACTAATGAGAAACATTGAGAAAAAGGTTTGGTTGGGGTTATTATCTATTGTCGGTTTGGTTGCTCCTTTTAGCAATTCTGCCAATGCTTTAGAAAATAATTTATTGACTAAACAGCCCGTAGAAGTCGTTCCAGCCCCTCAAGGGGCTTTTCTGGTTTCTAAGGATAAAATATTAAAGAAATATGAAAATGCTCATAAATTGACTGATGGGCAGTTAGTTGAATTATTAAAGGCAATAGGTTTTAAAGGTAATTCATTAAGATCAGCATGTGCAATTGCTAAGGCTGAATCTAATGGACGACCTTTTGCTTTTAATGGTAATGCAGAAACTGGCGATAGTTCTTATGGGGTATTTCAAATAAATATGATGGGAGAACTGGGTCCTGATCGAAGAGAAAAATTTGATCTAGATTCAAACGTTGAGTTGTTTAACCCAGTTACTAATTCAAAAATTACTTTTCACATGACTAAGGGTGGAAAAGATTGGTCAGCATGGAGTTCTGTGAACGGACCACGGTACCAAGAATGGTACAACAAGTATCCTTGTAAGTCCTAAAAATTAAATAAAAAAATACCCCCTTGGAACGTATCCTTGGGGGTTTATTTAATTTATATAATATTTACC